GAGATACCTTCATCGTGGCATCTACTACTAGCCGATTTCAAATAAATCAAAATGGAAGCCAGCAAATTCAAATAGGAAACGCTTATAGCACGGATGGCAGCGGAAATTGCACGTCGAACACAGTTGGTGATTTTATAGAATTAGTTTACATGGGTTCAAATTTATTTCAGAGCTTTGCCCCTCAGGGCACACTAACTTTAAATTAAGGAGTTTACAATGGCAGCTCAACCGAGTAACGCAATAAATGCCGTAACAGCCGGCTATCAAGTTTTTGACGGTACAGCAACTTTTACAGGACGCACGTTCCAAGCAGGAACAGGTATCAGTCTAACTAACGCCTCTGGCGTATCAGGAAATACTACTATCGCAACTACTGGCACTTTAATTGGTGCATGGACAGATGAAGCAACTGCCTTCAATGCGGCTGCGTCAAACGGATATTTTGCGACTGCAACTTGTACGGGCACCCTTCCTAGTGCTCCAACTCAGGGCCAGACAATAGCCTTCGCAGTAGACTCTTCAAGTGGTATTTTAACAATTCAAGCAAATACTGGCCAAACAATTCGTATCGGTAAAGCGGTTTCAGCTAGTGCAGGAACGGCAGCTAGTAACTTTGACGGAGATTCAGTTACGCTTGTATTTAGAAATAGCGATTCCTCTTGGATTGCAACGCAAGTTATTGGAACTTTTACAGTTACGTAATGTAAAACGGTTTTACATAAAGGATATCATGGCAGGCACAAATTCAAACGCGATCAATTACTTTTCCCCGGCGAAGTGGGTTGTAAGTAAAACAGCAGGAGAAGGCACGCACACGACGATAGCAGGGGCATTAGGTGTTGCTTCTAGTTTAGATACGATTGTTATAATGCCAGGAACGTATACCGAGGATAATACGATCAGTACGGCAGTTAATATATGTGCCCATACTGGGGATGCTAACGGACAAGTTATCGTGAATGGTAAATTCACCATCACTAGTGCAATCACTGTCAACCTTAGCAATTTAGAGCTAGAAACGAATTCCGAGTATGTTCTAGCTGTGACAGGCAGTGCAGCATCTGTCGTGAACCTAACAAACTGCTACATTAACGCGAGCAACAATACAGCCATCGACTACACAAGCTCATCATCCAGTTCATCAATAAACCTTTATAACTGCTCCGGCAATCTTGGCACAACAGGTATCGGCTATTGGACAATGTCTAGTGCCGGTGAGATATTCATTTCAGGTTGTTCCGGTTTTTATAATAGCGGTGGGAGCACAACCGCCAGCTCAAATTCTGCTGGTATAGTTGTTATTGAATATAGTGTTATAGAAGGAGCTATTTCGACATCAAGTACAGGGACAATATCTCATTATTTTTCAACTTTTAATACTTCAGGAATTAACACAGCTTGCATAACTTTAGCAGGTACCGAATCTTCAAACGTTCAAATGTGTTCATTTTCATCAGGTACAGCATCTGCATTAAGCATAGGTTCTGGAACAACAATGACTTTAACCAATGCGCATATTAACAGCAGTAATACCGATGCAATAACAGGAGCAGGAACCCTTGATTTTACAGGACTAACATTTCAAGAGGGAACGACTTATTTAGTCAATACTACTACACAATCAGGCGGAACAATCCAAGGCATACGCGCAGGAAATGCGCCTAGCGCTGGATATTTGGGTGAACAATTTAGATCTTTTGTCAATATTTCCAATCTAGTAACTTTATCAACAAATAGTACATCAAATATAACGTCTATTTCCTTAACGGCAGGAATTTGGGATGTTTCTGCTCTCATATGTTTTGAATGTACAGGTGCAAGTACGAGTGCCTCCGCAGGAATAAGCACAACAAGTGCGACTTTACCTGGTAATAATAGCATCGGAGATAATCAAGTGACATGGCAACAGACAAATGCAACTATTATAACTTCATTAGCTATACCATCATATAGAATGACTTTATCAACAACTACGACAGTTTATTTGGTAGCTAATTTAACTTTTTCCACAAATAGCGGTTATGCGTGGGGCCGTATATCTGGAACACGTGTGGGCTAATCTCTCTTTCCAGATAAAATAGGGTCATAGACTTCGTTGTATTCTTTTTCCATGTCTATGTGTATCTGTCGATCATGATACCATCTTTCACGCCTAGGCAGCTTTACATTGTAGAAAAAATCTAGGTCCCTACTCCAATAGTGATTTATCCGTAGTTCTTTTAAATCGCATTCTTTCGTGATGCCCTGGCTGAGTATCACAAAATGAGGATTAACGATATCAGAAATGAATTTAGGCTTAGCAATAGGCTTCATTGTGTTAGCGGTGTGATGACTATCTTTAACACGAAACACGAGATAATCAGTAATCTTTTCGCCTTCAGGAACTGTCATATTTGATGTACCATACATAAGCCAATGTGCATGGATTGAATTGTATTGGATATTTTCTTTTAGGTATTGAGGCAGTTTTTTAAAATCTGTGCAAAACAAAAACTCGTCAGTATCTAGAAAAGCCATCCACCTTGATTTACGGCCATATTTCTTTACGCAGTGCATATAGGATCCACATTGAATTTTCGTCCATTCAGTCTCTACCATGTAGTCATATGGCCAGTCGATCAAAGTGATGAATTTCTTATAAGGCTTGAGGATATTCCTGTAGTCATCTTCACTCAAATTATTGTAGAGGTAGAAATGTTCTACACCTTGTTTTTGATGAAATTCAATCCATTCGGGCAAATATTTAGCATCGTTATGAAAAATGGTACATATGGATAAATTAAATTCTTGCGTGTGCAAAAAAGCTGAAAATAGTAGAGTTGTGGAAAGAATAAATTTTATCATAAAACCTCGTTTACAGGTATACTAGAACATGAAAGAGAAAGCGTCAATAAAAAAAGCAATGCAGCATCCAGATAAGCTTGGTGAAGGCGCTAAGAAAAGAAAAGTACTTCCTGCTAAGGACAAAATTAAAACTGTAATGAAAGAATTCAGTCGTGGTACACTCAACAGCGGGTCAGGTGCTAAGGTTACAGATAAAAAGCAAGCTTTGGCAATCGGATATTCAGAAGCGCGCAAGAAAAAATGATCGACCACGATTGTTATGAACCTTGCTTATGATGAAGAAGGTTTTCATAAGTTGTTGAAAGAACAAAAAGAAATTCATAAAAAAATGATACAATGCTAAGGAAATATCATGGACGATAAAATTAAGGCAGAAAAACGTAAAATTGACAAAGGTATGAATAAATTGCTTAAGGAAGATCAAAAACGGGACAAAGCCTGCGGAGCTAAGTGCGGAGCCGCCAAGAAATCTAAAGGCATGAAATAACACGAGTTCGTAGTTCAAGCAGAATGGTGGACACTTTATCCAAGGATGCAGCGTGCAAGTCCTGCCGGACTCAATATACTGGAGTAGCTCAGCAGTTAGAGCGTGATGATCCATGATAAGGAAGACGGTCGACGCTTGTTTTATCATGAGGAGAGGCCGCAGGTGCAATCCCTGCCTCCAGTTTTTTCATATGTCAATTTTTAAGGAAAACCTTAATGTCAAAACATTGTAAGATATGCGAAGCAGAAGATCATTCAACGGAGTATCACGACAGATATGAACTTCGACCAAGACTCAAAGATAAAGGATTTCCGACCTCTTCAAGTCGATATAAGAGTGCCCATGAACAAGCTGATAAGGCAGAAAAAAGTGCGTATCCAAAAGGCTATCAACAACTCAAAAAAATCGATGCCAAATTGCCAAAACATGAGTTGGCAGGAAAAAACACACGATCAGGAAAAATAGAGGTAAGCTCAAAGGTTCCATCCAAGCTGAGGCCAGAAGTAGCTTTTCACGAGAAAACAGAGAATAAAATCTTGAGACGTAAGAAATAGGTTGTTGTGGCAGTTATACTCGATTTGGGATATAACCGTGTATAAATTGGTATAAAAAGGAATTTCTTTATGGCTGAATGGATTAAGACTATTAATAGCAAAATTTTTAATTCAAATGGCGTTAATTCAATCTATATTGAATCTAGAGATCGTCATTATGTTTTTTTACAATCAAATAATGATGAAATTTATGATATAGGAAATTTTGAAAAATTCGAAGACGCTGAAAAATATGTAGACAATTTGTTTGTAAAACTTGAGGAAAAATCATGAAACGTGCTTATTTTACCATTTTAAGCCTAGTGTGCTTTACTTCCTGCTCGACGATGTTTCCTGAAATATTGAAGACGGCTGAAGACGTTATTGACGATACGGCGATCACGCAAAAGGTGTCCCGCGAATCATTGCAACGAAACACAAATGTTAAATGCACTATCGAGTTAGACAATGGACAAACCCAATCAAAATGACTGGTTCGGAAAGCAAATAACACTTACTGATCGAGTGATTTGCATTGACGACACACCAGAAGAACAACAGGCCTGGAAAGAAGCTGGCGAATGGCTTCGTAAATTATATCAAGAAGCTGATAAAGAACTAGACAACGGTCAAGTTCAGCAAAAATAATCAACCTTTTCTTTCGTTCCATGCTTTTACTGTGTCCTCAACATATGCAATCGTTGGACCATCAGCACCGCAGTTATTGCATTGGACGAAAGTTACCATTTCTTTAACTTGTTTTTCTTTTTTACAAAAATAAAAATTATTAGATTTTCTCAAATCATCGCTTCCGCAGAACGGGCAGCTTTTAAGTTCAGTCATAAAACGCTTTCTTCTTCAATCCAAGATGGTACTACATCGCAATAGCAATGATCTTTATTAGTATCTCTTTTATTCTTAGCTTCTACATCTTTTTATTTTGTATCATATCGACCTAAAACTTCTATAGAAATGCCGTTATTTCGGCCCCATCCGTCCATAGGATTCATATTAACTTTATGCGTGTAAATTTTCATTTTCTTTCGTTCCATGCTTTTATTGCTTCATTCATTCTAATTATATCATCAAATTTGCAATCTTCTTCCCTTCTAATTGGAGGCCCATCAGCATCACAACCTTTACAGGAATAAGCACCCCATGGATAGCAAGAAACGTAATAAATATTATCGCTTCCGCAGAACGGACAGTTTTTAAGAGGTTCTGTCATCTTTATCTCTAAAGAAAGGTTCATCGGGGCATTTTATGTCTAAGCGTCTCATTAGCTCTTGAACAAGTCTAATGATCTCCATAGGTGTAAGTCTAAAATTATCAATGCCTGGGGCAATACTTTGTCTTAGAACATCATATCCTCTAAATTCCGATTGTAGATATCCTCGCCAAATTGCGGCTATTTCATCGTTCTCAAATTTATCCCATGATCTAGTCATAGTAATGTCCGATAGTGTACGTTATGTAAAAAAATCACTAAATTTGTTTAAAACTATTTATCGTTATACAATAATTCTTCAATTCCATATGGTTTTTTATTATTCCTATCACAAAGTAAATTTTGTAATTTTTTGGATTTTTCGCAACCTTCCTCTAAAGAATTTGCTAAACCGACAAGGACCCATCTATTAGTTTCTTGGGATGTTTCCGCATGATGAATATTCATTTTTACAGTTTCAATTCATCGGCATTTTTGGCAATTGCATCCAATGAGTAATGTCATCCATATCCATAGGATATTCTATATCCATCCATGCTCCATAATTTGGCATTAATGGAGCTTTGTTACAAAATTCCCAAAATCCATTTTTATCAATTCTAGCTATCGAAATAGGTTTAGGCTCATTCGTTCCTAAATTATCAGCTAATACTAGCACAAAATCATAGAAATCAGGTAAACGATCAGAAATTTTAATCCACTTCATTTTCATCCTTTGGAAGTTCTGGAAGTTCAGCCCAATGTGTTATAGCATAATCTTCATAACCATTTGCATTGCACGTCTCACAATAACGAGAGCAATATATAAGCGAGTCAAACCCTGATTGCTGGATGCCTATGCAAACGCCTTTTCCGTCAGAAATAAGGACTCTTTTGTATTTTCCAGGTAGACGCTTAGATACTTTAATCCATTCCATTTTCAACCTTCATCATCCTTTCTAGTAAACCAATATTTATACCCAGCAATCATTTTTTCAGGTGTATATGATTGTTGATTAAGCATGAAATCCCCAGGCTTACACATTTTTCCTGTTTCCTCATATATTTGAGCGATATAAGCCTTGCACCAATCATCTATAATTTTTCTGTGATTATTAGCTATGTCTTGAGTGATCTTATGAAGGAGTTCATCATCCATTTTCAGCCTTTCCATTACATTTAGAACATTTAGAACTTTGTACCCATCTCAAATATTCCAAAAATGTAGTTTTACTAAGAACGGCCATTGCAGCACCTTCTCGCCCTATTTCGAATTGTGCGCCACATTTACAGCAGTAGATTCCTATCGTTAAATCACCGTCCTTTCCTAGGCCTTTTTCTAATTCATTGATTATTTCTTCCGGATAAAATTTGATCATTTTCAGCCTTCAGTATTTTATTTTTGAGTATTCGTTTTTGTCTTCGTTTCTTCCAGGCTCCTTGACATAATTTTGAGTCATTTTCATTATGACGCAATTCAATGCCATATTCTGCCAGCATCTTTTTAGCCTGATCTGCTGAAACTCTAAGCTTTGCTTGTATGTAAGGGATAGAGAATGTGCCGTTAGAGATCATTTCTTCAATGCTCATAATCAAAACCTAGTATGTTTACCAAATTCAAGATAGAGCCATCGCATTACCCCGAAAATGCAAAATCCAAGAACGAAGCATATTAAGCACGTTAAAAAAGGGTGAACTTCGATCATTTTGACATCTCTAAAATTTTAGACATTACATTTCCTAAAATAGAACCAAAAGCAACAGATAATATCGTGATAATTACATAAAATATTTTTTCACCACTTGTCATTTGAACCTTGATGGGCAATTCTCGTTTTTGCAAGCTTTACCTTGTGGCCAATATTTATGGCAATAGGGGCATTTCCAGTGTTTCTCGTACCACCAGTTGCTCGGCTTAGGCGTGTCTTTTCCCTGAAAACGTGCAATACTACATTCATGCGTATATAGGCCAGTATCATCTAAGTGAACGGTTTCCGTTCTAATCCATTCATTACCTCCTAAATGTATCCAGCAATTACCGGCCTCATAACAGAATTCTTCTTCGTCTATGTATATTCGATCGTCCGCATATACATTTGCAGATAAAGCGAACAATCCTATGCTTAATCCAGTGAATAAATATTTTATCATGATTTCTCTTCATTTTTTTTCATTTCCTAAAACAAGGCCGGCTTTGTAGCTAACAGGCGCCGGCAACCTACATCACATTATACGGCATGATGCACAGTCCGTTTGATTTATTTATGAGGCTCAAATCAATAAACTACTCACACATAATCTAGAATGCGTATCATTTCAGTTTTCGAACCTTTACACGCCATCTATTAAGCTGTTGGAAAGCAATCAAACATTAGCATAAATGCTTTAAACATATCAACTATAAAAAAACTATAATTTTTATAGACTATAAAAACCAGTGTGTGATATATTGTAAATCACACCACAAAAACCATGGAGGTTAGTTTGAAAACAGATTATACACAAATGAAGCTAGCATCTAGAAATCTAGTCGTTTTGCTGAATATGGTAACAGAAGAGTTATCAAGTGCGTTCGCCAAGGACGATAATTTTAATACAGATTACGGGTCATTCTTGGCCTCGACATATTATGAAGTTGAAAAAATAAAAATTAGCGTTCTAGAACGTGTTAAAGAATGAGTTTACTAATGTCATCACCTTGGTCACCTGGTTGGAAACAAGAAGGAGATTATGAATATGATAGCGAAAAATTTGCTTCTCTAAAAGACGCTATGGCTTATTCGGGATATACTGAAGAAGAGGACATGGAAGATGAAGATGAAATCATCGAGGAATAAATTAGGCAGAGCCGTTTACTCTGCCTAAAGAGTCGCATAACACTAAAAAGGAGGTATTGATGGATGAAATCTATACCTCCTCAACAATACATAAAAATACAAATTTTACAAATAAAAAAGAGGAATTATGAGCACACCAAACACACCCGCAGTACTTACTGACGATTTCTGCCTTAAAGAGTTCGGTTGGACGAAATCACAGTTTGAAACTATTCAAAGAACCTATTTTCAAGGGCTTTCAATAGACGAAATAAAAATCTTTGGTCACGTTTGCAAGCATACGAAGCTTGACCCATTCCTTAAACACATTTATCCGGTCATGCGTGGAAATAAAATGACCATTCAGACGTCGATAGATGGTTATAGACTTATTGCTGAACGCACAGGAAAATACAGCCCAGGTCGAGAACCTGAATTCAAATATGGTAAAGAAGGACAAGTACTCTGTGCCACAGCATTTATTAAGAAAATGACTGCTGACGGCACTTGGCATGAAGTGGCTGCCACCGCCTATTCTTCTGAATATAACCCTGGCGTGGGTCCTTTCTGGAAGAAAATGCCCCATACCATGATTGCTAAATGCGCAGAGGCTTTAGCCTTACGCAAAGCATTCCCCGCAGAACTTGCTGGAGTCCTTACACAAGATGAAATGGACCAGGCCGACATTGAATTATTGCCACAACAATTACAAAATCCTGAGCCATCAATTAACCATCAAATAAAAAATGAACCTCCAAAACTAATAGAGGAACAGGTTGCCGACTCCGGTAAACCGATGACAATTAGCAAAGATCAAGTTCAGGAATTGGCAAATTTATCCAAAAATCTACCTCAAAATCTAAAGGAAAACATAAAGAAAACATTTGAAATAACAATGATAAATCAGATTAAGATTGACGATTTCGAGAAAGTTAAAAATGCGATCATCCAGATTAAAAAATTAAATAACATAGGTTAATCATGCGAATAATTGATCTAGAACAAGGTAGCGAAAAATGGTTGCAATACAGAAAAACCCATGTGATGGGGACCGATGCCGCCGTTATTTTAGGGGAAAATAAATACGTTAGTCGAAAACTCCTTTGGCAAAGAAAATGGGATTTAGTACCACCTGAGCAAGAAAATGAAAAAATGCGTCGTGGAAAAGATTTAGAAGAACCAGCCCGTAAACTTCTAATTGAAAAAACAGGAATTAATTTTAAGCCTATGTGCGTCGAGCACAACGATCACGAGTGGCTTTCTTGCTCCCTCGACGGGTTAAGCGATTGCAAGCGGTTTATATGCGAAATTAAGGCAGGATCCGAAGATCTTCATAATTTTACATTATCTGGAGAAGTTAAACATATTTATTTCATACAAGTTCAGCATCAACTTCTAGTCACAGGCTGCGATAAATGTTATTTCGCCAGCTACCGCCCAGAATACATGGAAAAGCCTTTGGCTATAATTGAAATATTGCCCGACTACGAAAAAATGGCCGAGCTTTTCGAAGCAGAACGCATTTTTTATGAGGTCAATATGAAGCAGTTTATCGCGCCTGAAGATTACACATTGGAACTCAAGGAAAATAGATCATGAAAAAACAGATATGTATTTGTGACTACTGTCAGAGAGATTTATCCGATGGAGGCGCTTCAGAAATGAGAAATCTATGTTTATTTGAAGAAACGATGCCAAATAATACTGGTATATCTTTAGGCATATATTGGGAGCCTATGATCCCTCATACAATGCACTTTTGCGGATTAGCATGTCTTAAAAAATGGCTAGAAAAGGAACCAAAATAATGAGATTAGGAATCTATCTAAGAAAAAATGGAATCACCCACCGGACTTTTGCCGAAATGCTGGACATAACACCCAACTACATTTCCCTGATAGTCGGCGGAAAAATACCCTCACGATGGCTTGCAAAGAGAATTGAAGCCATTAGCAATGGAGACGTAAAAGCTAAATCGCTACTTACTCAACGCAACAAAAATAAAATAAATAAGCATGAAAGCAAAAAGCATTGTGATACTAGTGAACAGCAATAACAATTTGTCCTGCCACATATAATTAATAATTTCTTTAATCTTTAACATAATCCCACCGTGTTAAGTTTTGTGCTTAATAATAATCTATAACACGTGTGGGGCACTTTGCAAGAAAAATTAAAACTTGAAGTTTAACAACGGATAAGTTTAAAAGAAGGGGCTAACCCTGTGTCAGCCCCAACCCAAACAATAGGACATTCAAAGATGGACAATTCACGTATATCAATTAAAAAAATTATCAACAACATCTATTTAGCGAAATATGATAAAGATCGCGTTAAGATTGCCTTGTAATGGTGCATGTGGTACAGTCTTTGAAAGAAAAGGGCCGGTTGGAGCCGGCAACCTTTTCGATAGCGAAGGAATCCGCTATATTGAGGAATTGTCTACTTCTCACTATAGCACACTTGCAAATTGCACTCAAGAAATACCTTCGCTAAATAAATCATTTATGCAAAGGATTGCTATGTCTGATATTCCATTCCGCTTCAAATCAATCCCAGAGGAATTTTTTACAGATGAATTCATCGAAGATATTCCTATGATGAAACTTATTCGATACATTTTCAAACGAATAAGAACGAAACCACATACAGAAGAATTTAAGAATAATAGAACTTCCATAACGATAGATTTGGACGCTTGGCAATTTGTTTATGGAAGAGATAAAGCAGCCGAAGAATGTTCATGTTCTGACAAGGTTATTCGTACTAGAATTAATCGATTAAGGGCCAGCAGTTATTTAGAAGAAATTATGCTTGTCACAGTATCTGAAAGGCATTTTTCTACAGTAAGGGCCAGCAGTTCGGAAGCAAAAAGGGCCAGCAGTTCACAGCAAAAAAGGGCCAGCACTTTTACAGTCTACAGACTAAGGACAGAGTCTTTTACACAAATTGAGGGCCAGCAGTTTAAAGCAAAAAAGGGCCAGCAGAAGGGCCAGCAGTTCGGCAAAAAAAAGGGCCACAAAGAAGATATAGCTTTAGAAAAGATAGATAAAAAGACAACAACCCCTACCCCTTCAAAAGGGGAAGCTGTTGATGTTGTTTCTAAGCAAACGCAAGAAGCCGCTATCGAGGAAGCGGCCTTTAGTCTTAAGACCTGGCTAGATAACCAAGCGACCATAACACGCAAACGCAAGATCACTCCTACCTATTCCGAGGAAATTACCTGGGGTAACGATTGGCTACTTCCATTGCAAACGTTTGAAAACCTCTTAAAAAAACACGGCTACGATTATTTCCAGGATCAATTAACCCATATGGTCAGATGTCAAGAAAGTTTT